GACTGAGCGGTGCCAGTCGTTATCGGGCGATATACGCCACCGATCAAACTGTCTTTCAGTAAGACGCCGTCAATTGTAACGCCAGCCGCTGCCGTGCGTTCGCTGATAGTATCGGTGATGACAGAAGTTGTAGCGGTAATGGTGGCGGAAGACGCGATGTCGCCCAGCACGTCCAACTCAACGCCTGCGGACGGCGTCTTGCCGACGCCAACAAGCCCTGTGTCCGTGACGCGTATCCGCTCCACGCTGTTAGTTGTAAAGGTCAGCGACCGCGCGCCAGCCGCAGCAATATCTGTTAAAGATGCGCCCGGCGTTATCTTAGCGTAGAGCGTCCCGGCCGTCGCCGTGAACGCAAGGTTGCCGCCGGAGATATCCACTTTCTCGGACGGCGCTGCCGTCCCTACGCCCAACCGGCCCTGATTGTCTACGACAGTCGGTGTCGAGTCCGGGTCCGCTTCGTCCTGAACGCGAAGCGCCAGACCTGTGCCGGTCTGGGTGATCTTGAGCGCCGGGCTGGACGAACTGGTGTCAATTGTCACGTTGCCGGACAGCGCCGGCGACACGCCCGAAATAGGTGCGGAAATATAGTCGACCGTCCAGATCTCGACGTCATTGGCGTCGGTCAGCTTGAACTTGAAGTTCGCGCCGCTCAGCCAAATGCTGGCCTCGCCCCGAGCGTTCAAAATTACAGGATTAGGATTAGCCGTAGCGCCGGTATTGTCGGTATAGGTCGCCTGCGGCGTCGTTGTGCCGGCCTGATAGGTGTAGACCTTCCCGCCCACCAATGGCTCGCCGTTGATGTCGAAAAACTGCATCTTGGGGGATGGGGTAAGAACCGCCATTATTCACCTATATTGCACGACACGGTCAGAATGACCGAGGGGATGGCCGGGCAGAACGCGGTTGCCGGATCAGCCAGAATTTGCGCACCTGTATTGGATGTCGCCCACATTAACTCAAAGTAGTCGCCTGTATTCATCCTTAACACAAAATTCCACGCGGCGACATAGGCGTCATTTACACCTTGCATATGTATTTTCGTAGCCGAATCAGGGATATCTGTTCCGTTTACGCGAGCCCATATAAAAACAGTTTTTCCGGCTCCAGTAGTGCTTTCAAGCTGCGCCGAAAACTGGAAGTTGTAGGCCCCCGGCCTGTCTACATATATGCGGGAGGTAGGCGTGCCTCGATAGACGCCGGCCGACAGATCTGTGTTGTTGAACGTGATGGCGTAGGCAGTGTTCGGGGCTGCCGCTGTCTGGTCCGTCGTGTCGTAGAACGTGCCGTAGCGCAGAGACCCGCTGCCAAGGACCGCGAAGATGTTGTAGAAGAACCGATACCATTCGCGAGAGATCAGGTCCGTGAACGTGATCGGGACGCGGGACGCCGGGATTTGAGAGATGTTCTCAGGCATTGGTCGGGCTCAGGATAAGTTCTGCACCCATAATCGCAATCTTGACCGGATCGGTGCCGGAGATCTCATAAACACGGTCGCGCAACTTCTGTGTCATGCCCAGACGCCGCCAGATGACGCGCTTGCCGTATTGCCCGGTCTGGCCCATAGACTTCCAATGTTCGTTTGACCATGTGTGGCCGCCATCGTCCGACCACCGAAGCATAACCTGCGGATCGTTGCCCTGCCCGGTTACAAGCCCAACGCCCGATTCGCAATCAAGTTGAAGACTGTGCTGGGCGGTTCGCTTCAGGTCATTCTGCCCGGTTGGCAGAGCCCGCCATGACCGAAGCCACTTCTGAACCAGCCCGGCTTCGGAATATACGTTCATGTCGTAAGCATACAGAGTGCCGGTAACATAGTCACCAATGACAATCTCATTGGCAAAGTTCATCTGACACTGTCCAAGATGCCGGGTAAAGTTATTGTTCTCCCATCCGGCGCGCTCGTGCCAGACGCCGGTCGACACGTCGAACACCCATGTCGTGTTGGCGGTCGGGAAGTTCAGCACATAGAAGGCATGGCCGTCTTGCTGATAGGTATATGCGACGGCGTCGGCCAGCGTCGTGTATTGCTGGATCTGCCACTCGACGGCGTGCGTCGAGACGCGCTCGCCGGTATAACCCTTAGACCTGTAGACAATGCCGTTACCGCGGGCGTCCTTGCCGAGCCAGAACAGCGCGTTGTCCAGTTTGGCGACCGAATACGGAGCCTGACAGCCAATTTCATTGAACGCGCCCTGAATACGGGCGAGCGGAAAGTCGGGCAGCCCTGCGTTATACCAGACCTCGACCGACGTCTGCCCAAACAGCCAGACTTCGCGATGATCGACGATCAGCGTGACAAGGTCATCTGGCGAGCCTTCTGCGCTGGCAAAATCAAGCGGATCGACTGACGTGCCGTCATAGAGCGACGTCACCCAGAATTTCTGGCTGTTGGGTTCGTTGAAGACAAAATAGCCATCCAGAAAGCCAACACCTACGGCGCCGTAAAAATCCGGGTCTGTGATCTGCGCGAACACGTCCGTGTTGGCGTTGTAGATGTAGCCGTTGGCTCCAGCCGCAATGAAAAGCTGTATGCCGTTGTCGACCATATTGACCGGATTGGTTCCGGCAACGAGCCCCTTGTCGGTGTAATTCCAGTTTGAATCTATCTGATAGAAGCGGTTGCCCGACACCGCATAGGCGTAGTCGCCATAGGTCCAAAGCCCTCGAACCGGACCGGTCGGAAGCTGGACGAGCTGGCGCAGCCCCGGCGCGCGCTGAAGATACGCCGGCTGCTTGCCGCCATCAGCAACGATCTCGGGAAACAGGTTCACCATCCGGTTGTCCGCAGCGTTGACGCTGCGGGCGACATAGCTGGAGCCAAGGATCGGCGTCTGCATCAATAATTTCCAGCGTATACATTGAACCTTTGTCTGGTGCCCACGATACTGTAGGGCAGCGCCATGACGTCGTCAGGGTTGTTGATGCGTTTCAGGTTGCGCTTGCTATACATGGCGATGCGCTGCACTTGCGCCGACGGCTCGATGCCAAACTCTGGCGCCAGCTCGCAGGCCAGATTGTAGCGGAACGCGCGAAGATAGCCGGGCGGGAACGCCAGCGTCGTGCCAAGTGTTGCGGGGTTGGCCAGCTCACTCACAGAAACAATGTGCCACTCCAGAAGCCGCAGCGGCTTCGGGTATACATACATCTCGATGTTTGGGTAGGACATATTGATCCAGATCACCTGCGGATAGGTGCTGGTCACGGTCTTGACGGCGATGCCGTTATACTGCTGCTGATTGATGATCTTGATGCCGTAAGACACGTTGGTCTGCGGGTCTCGAAAGTAGGTCGAGTCATCCACCAGAACCGGACGGTTGCCGACGAAGTCGCCTGACGGACCGAGCGTCCGGCTGAGAACGCCGGGCGGCCAGTTAAAAACCTGATCTTGCGTAGAGAACACCGCCAGACGCTCAGTGTTCCAGCTATCAATCATCTGGTTCAGGGCAAACAGCGCATCCTGAGACGTTTCGGCTGACGGTGTCTCACCTTCAGCCAGTACGCCCAGAAGCCGCAGCGCTCCGTTGATTTGATTGTTCGCTGTCGAGGTTACAGTATTGGACGTAGATGGAACGACAACCGGGACGTTCTGCGCCGCGGTAAACAGCGCGATCATCTGTCCGTCGGTCCAGCCTTGAGACGACTGCGTCAGGACGGCGATAGGATCGCCCGAGCTGATATATTCGGCCGCCCAGAACTCGATCCAGTCGTCCGTATTGGCGTCCGCCGGCACAGCCTGAAACAGCAGGTTCATGTCGCCCAATTGGGCGAGGGCGGTAAAATATTGCTGTCGCGTTACGGTCGTCATACAGGCACCTGCACAGCAGCCTCAAAAAGGGTAAGCATCTGGGCAGACGTGTAGCCCAAAGCCAGTTGTGTCTGAACATACAACGGATCGCCAACCTGCACCAGTTTTGCCGCGTTGAACTCTATCCAATCAGGATAGTTCGCGTCAGCGGACACTCCTTGGTAGACCGTGTTCATCTCAGACACATCTGCCAAAGCAGTAAAAAATTGTTGCCGGGTGACTGTCGTAATCATGAGTTTGTCACTTTGCTTGAACAGTCCAATTAGCCCCGTTATAGAACACTTTATATTTGTCAGTTCCACCTCCGGCTATATTAGCCCCCCATGCAAGAGCGGCCGCGCCATCGGTCACAACGGCTTCAGAGCCAAGACCGACGTTAGGCGGGAGTTGTGACCCACCTACACCAACCGTGGAACCTGTCATGTCCGACCAGACAATGTTTGTTGCGGCAGTAAATGCGTATTTATTCGTATATGTGCCGGTAAGCGTATTATCTTTGACAAGAATCGGCGCGATAAGGCCAGCACTTGTTGATACGCCGTTAATAACAATTCCATATGGTAAATTTCCGCCGCTTTCGCTAATGTTATTGTTTGTAACAGAAACATTATTTCCCGCGCCTACTCGAATAGCGTAGCCACCCGCCGCTGTGTTTAACGACCTGATAACATTTCCCGAGATGATTAATTGGCTAAGCCAAGCTGGCGAGGCCACATAATCGGAAATGAGTATGGTGCCGAGCGGGGCTAACGACGGGTCGGCGAAAAACTCATTATTTTGTATCATAACATATGCGGCGGCCGACCCATCGCCGGTTTCAATAACTAGCCCTATGTTCCCAAACGCACCAAAGTTCTCAATTGTATTGTCGTGGATTTTTGTGAACCCGGCCGGGTTATTTCTATACTTGAATCGTATAGCAGTAGAGGGAGACAACGCCTCATTGTCGTGGAAGTCAGTGTAGCCAATTTCGGAATACAAAACAGGGCCAGATGTCGGGCCACCAAAAAAATAATTGTGCGCAATAAAACCGCAGGAACCTTCGACGCCGGACGTTGTTGCGCAATAAATTGCTGCGTCGGTTTCGACGTTGCCCGCCCAATAGTCAAAATAGTTTGACTCAATTGTCGGCCACGCCGGTTTGATAATCTGAATTGGCCTTGCAACTTGCGTTGTGCCGACGTTACGGATAATTGGAGCAGCAACAAGACCTGTATTTCCAGACAGTCTGATGCAGCCATTTGTCGTTCCTGGGCGTGAACCAACAGCCGTGTTACAGCGGAAGCTCTCAAAACGCGAACCGGCGTTAGCCGTGACGTTAAACAAAATATTTGTTGAGCTGTTAATGACAAATTCTGTGACATTGACGTAGTCATGAGCAGATGCGCCGGGGCCAACACCTTTACCTACGCCAAAGATGCAAATCGGCGATGAATATGCATGTGAGCTGCTAAACTTAAATTGACCCGCGCCAAAACTTACGCAACCGCCGCCGGCAGCAGCCACCGCTGCGTCAAGCGCTGCGTCGCTGTTTGCTGAGCCGGTCGGGTCCGCGCCGTAGGCTTCCGCTGCCACCGATCCGCGCCAAATTCGCGGGCAAGATAGCACCGCCGAGCCAGCACTTGACGAACAATCTCCAGAAAAAGCCGGAAGACGCCCGGCGGGAAGAGTGCCAGAAAGATTAGTCGCCGGAATCTGCCAGACCCCAGCCGAGCTGACGGTGCCGAGGTTACTCCACGCCCCGTTGATGTTCGCGCCGAAGGCATAAGGCGTTGTTCCCTTGTTCACCCCCCACTGCATCTGCGTGTAGGTCTGCGTTGCGCCGCCCACGACGCTGAACAGGAGGATCACAAGGGTCAAAACGCTCCCAACCATTCTGCTCGTCATAGTCAGCCTCTAGATCCATTGTCGCGATCTTCACCCCATGCTTGGGGTGGCGCAGATATATTACAGCCATTTCTCACCTATGGTAAGGGCCAGCCGGCCCGTAGGCCGGCTGTAGGGTTAAATTAAGACGCCAGAAGCGGAACAGAATACCA